ATAAAGATTTGACTTTTAAAGATTTAAAAAATATCATAGAGATGGGATTGGGTGGAGAGTTAAATAGAGAAGATAATGTAACGGAAAAACTTGATGGACAGAATCTTATGATAAGTTGGAGAGCATAATGGCTATTACAATAGATGTTAAAAAGGGTGATACTATACTTGTAGGAAAATTTAAAAACAAGAAAATGGTAATAAAAGATATAGGTGTAGATAAACATGGGATGCCGACTATAAATGGAAGAAAGGCCACTACATTTAGAATACATAAAACAGTAAATATTTTCGATAAGGGGTTTGATGAGAAAATTGATAGGGATGCAAACGGATATGGAAAGTATGGCGACCTTAATGACAGTGAATTTGATGAACCTTCGAAAACTAAACAGTTAGAAAGTAAGTCTACTTATAAAAAAATAATGGAGATGTAAATATGGATTGGTTAAAGAAACTCATAATTGGTATTTTAGGACTTTTTGGTTTAAGTACTTTTTTAAGTGCTAAAAAATCAAAAGAAGTGAAGAAATTAGTAGGAGTTATAAAGGAGAATAAAAAGAAAGAAAAGGAAATTGAAAAGGGAATAGAGAAATTACAAGTAAATAAAAAGAAAAATAAAAAAGAGATAACAAATTTAAAAAGAAAATTGACAACACACAAAAAAGATGTTGAGAAGATGGAAATAGCTTACGAAAATGATGATGTAGAAGATGCAGCAGATTTTTTAAGGAAGTTTTCAAAAAGTAAATAATTATATATGAGGAGAAATTAAATGGCTGATGTACATTCAGGAACAATGTTTAGGTCACAACCAACTGACCAGAAACTCGGTGATTACAACGGAATAACAAAAGTTGATTCATCTACAACAGTAGCTTTTACTGGTTCAAATGCTGGTGCAGCATTTATATGTGAAGTAGTAACTAATGTTGTTGTTCACGGATCAGGTGGTGGAACAATACCAGGAACTTCATTGACAGCAGATACACTTTATCCAATAGGTGTAAATAAAGTGACAATTGGTGCAAGTGGTATAGTTTACGTCTTACATAGATAAGGAGTGAATATGAAATATCTTTGGATATTACTACTATTTATCCCATTATTAGGACAGCAGATACAAAAAGATGGAAAAGATATAACAACGTTTACATATGCTGAGGCATTAGAGATGTTAAATGCTCGTGATGCCCAATGGGAAGGTAAAATAGAAAAGGCTGATTCATTAATTTCATCACAGAAAGTATTGATTACTGATTATGAAGGTTTGATGAAAAACTTGGAGGATCAGGCTAATCTTGATTCTTTAATAATAGTGGCAAAAGGTAAACAAATAGAATCGTTGAAATTACAAAATGATGCCAATGAAAAACTGACAAAATTAGCAAAACCAAGTTGGTATGAAAATAAGTGGTTGTATTTTGGATATGGAATGGCCGCGGTAACTATTCCAACATATCTTGGAATTAAAATAGTGGACATAGCAAATTAATGAGTGATAATAACATAAAAGAAGTCATCAAAAAGGAATATCTAAAGTGTGCACAGGACCCTGTATATTTTCTAAAGAAGTATGCTGTTATTCAGCATCCAATACAAGGTAAAATTCCATTTTCATTATATAAGTTTCAAGAAGATACATTATATGATTTTGAGAAAAATAATTATAATGTTATTTTAAAGGCACGACAGTTGGGAATATCAACATTAACCGCTGGATACGCATTGTGGATGATGACCTTTCAGAGTGATAAGAATATATTGGTTATTGCAACTAAACAAGATACTGCTAAAAACCTTGTAACAAAGATTCGTGTGATGCACGCAAATTTACCGAGTTGGGTTAAGTCAAAGTGTGTTGAAGATAATAAATTATCATTAAGATACAGTAATGGTTCACAAGTAAAGGCTATCTCATCTACTGAAGATGCAGGTCGTTCAGAGGCATTGTCATTATTGATTATTGATGAGGCAGCATTCATTGATAAGATTGATACAATATGGACTGCTGCACAAAGTACTCTATCTACTGGTGGTCAATGTATTGCACTCTCCACACCAAATGGTGTTGGTAATTGGTTTCATAAAACTTGGGTAGGTGCTGAAGAAGGTGATAATGATTGGAATTTTATCAAATTACATTGGACTTTACATCCAGACAGAGAACAATCATGGAGAGATGAACAAGATAAACTTTTAGGTCCATCCATGGCCGCACAAGAATGTGATTGTGACTTCATCACTTCGGGTCAAACTGTAGTTGATGGTGTTATTTTAGAAGAATATAGAAATACTCAAATTGAAGATCCAGTTGAAAAGAGAGGAATGGATAGTAATTTATGGATTTGGAGACAGCCAAACTATAATAAAAATTATGTAGTTGCTGCTGACGTTGCTCGTGGTGATGCATCAGACTTTTCTGCATTTCATGTAATAGAAATAGAGAGTATGGAACAAGTGGCAGAATATAAGGGAAAAATCCCTACTAAAGATTTTGGTAATTTATGTATGAATACTGCTATGGAGTATAACAACGCATTACTTGTGATTGAGAATTCAAGTATTGGTTGGGCTACTATCCAACAAGTTATTGATAGAGAGTATGACAATTTATTTTATACAAGTAAAGATTTACAGTTTGTAGATGTTGCGAGACAAATAACAAATAGATACAGAAATAAAGATCAACAAATGGTGCCAGGTTTCAGTATGACATCTAAAACAAGACCATTAGTAATAGCAAAATTAGAAGAATATTTTAGAGAAAAATCAGTTATCGTGCATTCGGATAGACTGATTGATGAATTATTTGTGTTTATATGGCACAACAATAAAGCTGAAGCAATGCAAGGATACAATGATGACCTTCCAATGAGTTTAGCTATAGGATTGTGGGTTAGAGATACTGCACTTAGATTAAATGCAGAAGGAATTGCTCTACAGAAAACAGTCCTAAATAAAATGTTAGATTATGAGGCAGTTTACACTTCCGATGAAAATCAAAATGATGAATGGGTGATGGAAACTGGAAATACAAAAGAAGATTTAACTTGGTTAGTAAAATAATAAGAGGATAAAATGGCAGATACAACATTAAGAAGTAGATTAAGACGACTTTTTTCCACAAATGTAATCGTAAGACATGCGGGTGGTAAAAAGTTAAAAATTGCCGATACGGATAGAGTTCAAAGTATGCAGAAAAATGGTCTTGTGGATAGGTGGTCAAGACTACATAGTAATATGACAACAGGGGGATACGGAAAATCTCAGGCAATTAGTTTTCAATCACAACGATTAGCTTTATTTAGAGATTATGAAGAAATGGATAATGATGCTATTATATCAAGTGCACTTGACATTTATGCAGATGAATCTACAATGAAGAATGAATATGGCAAGGTATTAGATATTCAAACTGAAAATAAAAATATTCACGATATTCTACATAATTTATTTTATGATATATTGAATATAGAGTTCAATTTATGGCCTTGGGTAAGAAATATGTGTAAGTATGGAGATTTTTATCTTTATTTAGATGTCAACGAAAAGTATGGAGTTACAAATGTAGTTCCACTTTCACCATATGATGTTACTCGTGTTGAGGGAGTAGATCCACAGAATCCATATTATACTCAATTTATAGTTGAGGATGGAGATTCAAGACATAGTTCTGCGATGAGTGGAAATAAAGAAATGGAAAATTATGAAATAGCACACTTCCGTTTACTATCAGATTCAAACTTTTTACCCTATGGTAAAGGTATGATTGAAGGTGGTCGTAAGATTTGGAAACAATTATCTCTAATGGAAGATGCTATGTTAATTCATAGAATTATGAGAGCTCCTGAAAAAAGAGTATTCAAGATTGACATTGGAAACATTCCACCAGCAGAAGTTGAAAACTTTATGCAAAAAATAATTAATAAGATGAAAAAGGCACCCGTGATTGACAATACTACAGGTGATTATAATTTAAAATATAATATCCAAAATCTTACTGAGGATTTTTTCTTGCCAGTTCGGGGAGGGGATAGTGGAACCGCAATAGAGAATTTGGCCGGACTTACTTATGAGTCAGTAGATGATATAGAATATTTGAGAAACAAATTAATGGCAGCATTAAAAGTTCCAAAGGCATTTCTTGGATATGATGAGGCAGTCGGTAGTAAAGCAACATTAGCAGCCGAGGATGTTAGGTTTGCTCGTACCATCGAAAGAATACAAAGAATTATTACAAGTGAATTAACAAAAATTGCAATAGTTCATTTATATTCCCAAGGATATACAGATGATGAACTTGTTGATTTTGAATTAGATTTAAAAAATCCATCTACGATATATGAAGAAGAAAAGATTGAATTGTGGAATAATAAACAAAGTCTTGCTTCAAGTCTAATGGATTCTAAAATAGCAGATACTGAGTGGATTTATGATAATGTATTTA